GCCAGGATGCCGATGCCGCGCTTATGGTCCGGGCGAATGGCCGATGCCGCCCACGTCTCGCCGCGTGGCGACGGTACGCCTTCATTGTTCAGCTCGCCTGCGATCATCCGCGCAGACTTTCCTGACATGTATTCATCGTAGATGCGGCGCACGATGGCCGCCTGGTCCGGATCGATGGCGCGTTGCCCCGTGCTGGTCACCACGTAGCCATAGGGCAGCCCTCCGGCGCTGGCCCCTTCCAGGGCGCGGCCGGTCAGCCCCCGGTGCGTCTTCTTGGCCAGGTCGCGCACGTAGTGCTCGTTGATGACGGCGCGGATCCCGGTGTCCAGCTCATGCCCGTCGCGGCTGGTGTCGGTGCCGTCGGAAACACCAACCAGGCGGATGCTGTGCCACGCCAGCCGCCGCAGGATGCGCCCAGATTCTGTGCTGTCGCGGCTCAACCGCGACATGTCATCCACCAGCAGAACGTCGAATTCGCCGCGCTCGATCGACGCGATCAGCGCCCGGTAGCCCGGGCGCTCTGCGTGGCTTCCTGAAATCGCCGCATCGCTGAACACCGCAGGCGCGGGCCAGCCAACGCGGCTGCAATACTGACTGCAATTGCGCAGCTGATCGTCGAGGCTGGCCTCGCGCTGGTGGTCACTGCTGTAGCGGACGTAGGCGGCGGTGCGCATGGAATTAGCCTATGCGGCCTGGTCAATTTCGGGCAACTCCACCCGCTTCGCACTTTCCGTGGCGTCGTCGTGCTGTGGCGCGGGGTTGGCTGTCAGATAACCCCGCGCCACAGCGTCTTCCGCCAGTGCCCGAATCAGCTGCAGATGCAGCGGAGAGAGGCGGTTTTGCGCGGAAGTCATGGGGCCGCCTCCAGCCATTCTTCCCGCATCACCCACTGCCGCCGCATTTCCACGCGCAGCACCTCCGCGGCTTCCCTGCCGCGGTGCCGTTCGATGCGCTGCATCAGCTCTTCAACGCGGATTGCGGTGAAGTAGCCCTGCTTGATCCAGCTGCGGGCCTCGCATTCGCGCCGGTAGGCTTCATCGGTGCGGCCTTGGTTCATGCTTGCGCTTTCAACTTGGCCAACAACCGCTGCCTGCGCTCCAGCGCGTTGCGCACAACAGCCTGTAGGCCGGGCACTCGAAGCGCAGAAGCGCACTGCTCGGCGTCAAGTTTTGGAACCACGCGCAGGCGGTCATCGGCGGCGGTGTAATAGGTCTGCACGGGGCCGCTGTCGGATTGGTAGACATATGCCGCGAAGGGGTGATCTGCGCCGGGTGGCGGCACACCAAACATGGCAGCGGTGATTTGGTTTTCCAGTTTTTCGATATGCGCCCGCACTTCATGCAGCTGCGCGGCACGCTGTTTTGCGGCCTCGATGGTGGCAGGTTTGCGTGCGCGTTTTGCGGCGGCGTTGGCATCGCGGATGGCGTCCTGCAACGCGTCCATCACCAGGTCATCCATGGCGCGGCTCCTTGCGCACGGCCATTGGTCTGGTGCGTGGTTTCAGGGCCGCCATACCCACCGCAGCGTTGGCGTGCTGGTGTGGTTCAGCCTGCTTGCGAAGCCGCTGGCGGCGCGCGGCGGCATGCATGCGGTACAGCATGAAGCCGTAGCTGTGGAATCCAAGCAGGAAGCCGATAAAAACGCATGCGGCGAAGTAGATGGTTTGCTCAGCCACGGCACCCCTCCCGCACTGCGGCCATGGCAGCCCGGAACGCCTCACCCAACACTGGCGCAGGGTGGCGCGGCAGCATGTCGGCCACGCGGCTTGGGAAGTCCAGCAGGGCCATGTATTCGGCCAGCTCGATGCCAAGGCGGTTTTCCGCTGCGATGAAGTCGGGGTCTGTGCTGCGCCAGCTGCAGCGCCCACAGCGATGCCAGGTGCGTTGCACGGTTTGCACAAAGCCGCCCATCACCAGCTGCGCGGTGCTGGTGATCTGGTCGTGCCCAATCACGGTTGTGACGATGGCCAGCGGCGCGGGCCGCTGCGTGGTAGCCTCCGCCCCGGCCCCGGTGGCCGGGTCTTGCGGGCTGTGCATGGGTGTTGCAGTTTCGACATTCTGTTGCATGGTGGTTCCTCCGTTTCGTGGGTGAAGGCCCAAGGGGAGGGGTGGCAGCCCCTCCCGCCGGGGCCGCTTTACTGCTGGTTTGCTGGGCAGGTCATGGCGCTCATGCCTGGCCCGCCTGCTGCGTTGCCGGAACCTTGAACACCCAGCACTTCTTGGTGCCCACGCCGTGGAAGCTGTTGACGGATTTCACATCGTCGAAGCGGTAGCGCCGGCTGCCTTTCAGCACGCGCTTCATGTCGGCCATGCTGTGGCAGGGCAGGTTCAAGCCGGCGCGCCTGACGCGCACTTCGAACTCCACCAGGTTGATGGCGATGTAGGCTGGGTTGCGGCTGTGATCCAGCGCGGGTTCGTTGCCGCGCCCGGTATTGAAGTGGTCGAAGGTTTCCCAGAACCACGCCACGTGCGGATGATCGGCGTTGATGGCGTGCTGGCGCGCAACGGCCAGGGTGAACAGCTCCGCATGCGTGGCCGCCCACATGGTTTCGGTCATGCCCGGAATCACCGCCCGCAGGGCATCCACCAGCGCCATCAGCTGGCCGTGGTTCTTGGCAATGCGCACGGACTTGATATCGGGTGACCGCAGCAGCTGCTCGGCATATGCGCCGGCATCGGCTTCCAAAATCTGCATCACCCGTTCCTCCGCCTGCACGGCGCGCAGAATGAAGCCGCTCACGTCCTCCACCGGCATCCGCTCCAGCGCCTTGGCCAGCGCGCCGGTGCGCGGGGTGTGGCCCGCCTTGTCGAAGGACAGGTGCACGATGCGCTGCAAGATCGCATCGGAGGCTTCCACCTCTGCGTTCTGGGCAATCACAATTGCCCCACGGAATGGCGAGTCCTTGGTTTCGTTGCCGGCGCTCTTGACGCCAATCACACGGGTGCTGCGGCCGTTGTAGGCGGTCTTGAGTTCGTTCCAGTCAAAGCCGCGCTGCTTGCTGCGGTCGGTGTCGCCGTCGCGGTCGCCCTCGATCAGTACCACCGGCAGGTTGGCCACCTGCGCCATCAACCGCGCCCGCGCGGCAGCGGTGGATTTCACCGGGTCGAAGCCTTCGTGGTCATCGCGGCCCAGCAACCGCCATAGGAATTCAACCAACGTGGTCTTGCCGCTGCCGGCCTCGCCGATGACCTCCAGGAAGGGGTAGCTCGCCTGTGCCTTGCGGATCTGCTCGGCGAACAGGCTGCCAAACCAGAACGCCAGCGCCACCATGCCCTTGGCGCCAAAGCACTCCCACACCATGTCCAGCCATTCGGGGTGGTAGCCGGCCTGGTCGGCGTTGATGTGCAGTGCCACCGAATTGTTGATGGACTTCAGCGATGTCTTCTTGTCGAACTCGAAGTAGTCCTCATCGTTTATCTTGACCAGCCGCCCGGCTTGCACGCCCAGGTCACCCAGCAGGTAGCAGCCGTGGTCGGCGCTGTACCCCACGAAGTCCAGCGCTTCCACCCGCTTCAGGTGGCTGAAGTCCGCCATCACGATCTTGTCCAGCATGGGTGTGGTGCCGGAAAAGATCACGCCAGACTCCAGCCCCAGCAGCGCCTCCTTGAAGCGCGCCGCCGCCGCAATTTGCGATGGCACCAGCGCGCCGTTCACCGTCTTGTGCTGGCCCGGGGCGCTCAGGCGGATGTAGTACCAGCTCTCCTTGGTTTGCTCGTTGCGCTGGAAATACAGGGGCTGCGGGTTGCAGTTGGCGATGCGCGTGACCACGCCGCCGTGCGCCAACGCCTTGTCGCGTTTTTCGTCCTCGCTCAGGCTGGCGGCGTCTTCCTTCGCTTCCAGCGCCTCCATGGCCTTCTGGTACTTGGCATCGTCATAGCGGAACCAGTGCAGCTGGTCACCGTAATCGAAGTGGAACACGCCGCGCGGCTTGCGCTTGTACATCAGCAGCGCCTTGGCGTTGGCGCTTGGGGCCAGCAGCAAATCGCCGTGGTGGCGCGCTTCGTCCAGCGCGTCTTTGTGCAGGCGGCCGCGCAGGTGCAGCTCGTTCCAGTCCTGCTTCAGCTGGCCACGGTTGGGCGTGTAGGCGCAGCGTGATTTCCAGCCTTCGCGGGTGGCACGGTCGTGCCACTTGCGCATGTACTGCTGGCCGGCGGCACCATCGTCCAGCGCCCAGATCAGGGTGGGGCGCAGGCGGTTGCCTTCGGCGCAGGCCTTGGCCAGCCGCGCCAACCCCTCCACC